TGGTGGAGTTCCTGGCGGATGCCGGCAATCGGGACGAGGCCGTCAAGCTCGGCCTGGTCAAGGCTGCGGACCTTGCCGCGCCACCTTCTGACAAGCCGGATGTTGCGGGTGGGGACCCGCCGAAGGCGGGGAGGGCGAAGCCCTCAAGTGAACCTGTCGAGTGAGGTCGACTGGTGCGTGAGTAGCTGCTAACATAGCGGCTGCACAGTTCCTCTCTTGATGTAACTGTGCTAGGTGACACCCTTCCAACTTTCTGGAGCACTGCGATGCATCGTCAACATGTGAACAAGTCCAAGTCCGCCCGTCAGTTCCGGCGCAACGTTCAGCGGACCAAAGCGGCCAATCTGACGCCGGCCCCGATGCGGGGCGGCATTCGTCTTTGAGTCGTGGCCGGTGTCCTGCTATCACCCTCTGACCGCCTATCGGACGGCGGCGGGGGATGTGGTGTTCTCTGAGCTGCGTCGCTATGACATTGTCTCGACGCTTTCTCTGCCTTGCGGGCAGTGCGTGGGGTGTCGCCTTGAACGGTCCCGCCAGTGGGCCGTTCGTTGCGTGCACGAGGCCTCGCTGCACGCGGACAACTGCTTCCTCACTCTCACTTACAACGATGCCAGTGTTCCTCGATCCGGGAGCCTGGACTATCAGGAGTTTCAGCGTTTCATGAAACGCCTGCGTAAGCACATTCAGCCGCGCAAGGTTCGTTTTTTCATGTGCGGCGAGTATGGGGATGAGAGGGATCGCCCGCATTACCACGCGTGCGTGTTTGGTTTTGACTTTCCGGATAAGCGGTATTTCAAAAAGTCGCCATCGGGTGAGCCTTTGTTTCGGTCCGATACCCTGGAGCGCTTGTGGCCTGTTGGCTATGCGTTGATTGGTGCGGTCACGTTTGAAAGCGCGGCCTATGTGGCCCGCTACATCATGAAGAAAGTGACGGGAGATGATGCGGAGGCGCACTACCACGGTAGAACCCCTGAGTTCACCCATATGTCGCTCAAGCCAGGAATTGGGCGTGGTTGGTTCGAGAAATACGAGGGGGACGTTTACCCGCACGACTACGTCGTCGTCCGGGGCCGCAAGATGCGCCCCCCCAGGTACTACGACCAGGCGCTCAAGCGCAAAGACGAAGAGCAATTGGATTCAGTTAAGTTTGCTCGCGTAATGTCGGCGCGCGAGCATGTCGCTGACCAGACCCCGGAGCGCCTCGCTGTTCGTGAGGTTGTTGCTGAGGCTGGCGCGAATTTGTTTCGTCGACGTGTTGATTAGGAGTATCTCCATGGCCCAGCTTATCGCCGTCGCTGTTCGCGACTCTGCAGCGGGTGCGTTCAATCGCCCGTTTTTTGTGCCTGCCGTTGGCATGGCTTTGCGCTCGTTTGAGGATGAGGTCCGTCGAGTGGGGACGCCTGAGGCGCCCAATCCGATGAATGCTCACCCGTCTGATTTCGAGCTCTACCAGGTCGGGTTCTATGAGGAGCACACCGGTGCGCTTGTTTCCATCCCCGACGTGGTTTTGCTGCAACGGGCTAAGGACGTTTTGGCTCTTCAATCTTGATCTTGGAGGTTGTCCATGCATCGCAATCAATCGGTCAGTGTGCACCAGTTCGCGATGGTGCCGAAGGCGGACATACCGCGTTCGAAGTTCAATATTCAGACGTCCCACAAGACGACATTCGACGCTGGTTTTCTGGTGCCTGTGTATCTGACGGAGGTTTTGCCTGGCGACACGTTCAACCTGAACATGACCGCGTTTGCGCGGATGAGTACGCCGCTTTTCCCGGTCATGGACAACCTCCATTTGGATTCGTTCTTCTTTTTTGTGCCCAATCGCCTGGTGTGGAACAACTGGGTGAAGTTCATGGGTGAGCAGGAGAATCCCGGCGACTCGATCTCGTACACGATTCCCCAGGTTGTTTCGGCTGCGGGTGGTTTTGTGGTTGGGTCGCTGCAGGACTACATGGGTCTGCCTACCGTCGGCCAGGTGCTGGGCGGCAATACTGTGTCGGTCAATGCGCTTTTCATGCGTGCCTACAACCTCATCTGGAACGAGTGGTTTCGCGACGAGAACCTGCAGAACTCGGTTGTCGTTTCTTTGACCGATGGCCCGGATGCTTTGGCCAATTACACGCTGTTGCGTCGCGGCAAGCGCCACGATTACTTCACGAGCTCGTTGCCGTGGCCCCAGAAGGGCGGCACGGCTGTGACGCTTCCTCTTGGCACCACGGCGCCGGTCAAGTGGCAGAACACGTCCGGCACTGCTACTGCGAACAACCAGTGGGCGTTTGGCGGTGTGACAGCTGGCGCGTATGACCTCGGGTACGGTTCGTCTCAGACCGTTCGCACGGGGAACCTTCCCAATCCTTCGCAGCAGTCGCTCTATGCGGATCTCTCGGCCGCGACGGCGGCGACTATCAATCAGCTCCGGCAGAGCTTCCAGATCCAGCGGCTTCTCGAGCGGGACGCCCGTGGCGGCACGCGCTACGTTGAGCTGGTGCGCGCTCATTTCGGTGTGGTGTCGCCGGATGCGCGCCAGCAGCGGCCAGAGTACTTGGGCGGGTCGTCTGTGCCGATCAATATCTCGCCCATCGCTCAGACGTCGGGCACTGGCTTGACTGGTGGTTCCACTGCCCTCGGGACGTTGTCGGCGATTGGTACTGTGTTGTCGCCTCGCTCTGGTTTTACTTATTCCGCTACCGAGCACGGGATGATTTTTGGCCTGGTGTCGGTGCGTGCTGACTTGTCCTATCAGCAGGGCCTGCGCAAGATGTGGTCCAGGTTGACCCGGTATGACTTTTATTTCCCGGTGTTTGCCCAGCTCGGGGAGCAGGCTATTTTGAATCGGGAGATTTATTCGGATGGATCTGCCAACGATGCTTTGGTTTTTGGCTACCAGGAACGCTGGGCCGAGTATCGTTATCAGCCCTCCATGATTACTGGTTTGTTTCGGAGTACTTCTGCCGGGACCATTGATCCCTGGCATTTGGCCCAACGGTTTACTTCTCTGCCTTCTCTCAATTCCACTTTCATTCAGGACACGCCTCCACTTTCTCGCGTCCTGGCCGTGGGTGCAGCTGCGAATGGTCAGCAATTTATTTTCGACTCCTTCTTCAATATCCAGGCTGCCAGGCCGATGCCGCTTTATTCTGTGCCTGGTCTGATCGACCATTTCTGAGGTCGCCATGTTTGGCACGCTTTTATCGATTGGAAGTTCCCTGTTGGGGGGTTTCCTCAATAACGAGGCGGCGGAAGACCGCCAGGACGACCAACAGGCTTTCAACGCGCAGCAGTTTGCGACCAGGTATCAGACGACTGTGAAGGACATGCAGGCGGCTGGTCTGAATCCGATGCTGGCGTACGGTCAGGGCGGCGGTGCCGGCGCCAGCTCGGCGATCGCGGGCAGTCCTGGCTATCCTGACCTTGGCGCCTCCTACAACGCGTCCAAGATCGCCAGCGCCCAGGCGCTGAACATCGAGGCGGACACGGAGAACAAACGCGCCCAGGCCAAGAATATCGAGGCCGACACAGCTGTTAAGTTGGCTCAGGCTCCGAATGTCGAGGCCGATACGGACGTGAAAAAGGCCGAGGTGAAGGTGAAGGATGTGTCCGTGAGTCAGATCCTGCAGCAGACGGCGACGTCAGCTGCCCAGGCGGATTTGTTCCGCGCCAATGTTGACCAGGTCGAAGCCATCGTTAAGCGGATCTCCCACGAGATCCGCAATATTGACGAGGACACGCTGCTGAAAGAGTCGCATGGTGCCCAGGCGCGGACCTATATCAATTTGATGCAGGCGACGAGGACGAAGGTGGAGGAGGAGACCAAGAATCTCCCCCTGACTGGTCGTCAGATCAACGCTCTTACTGCGAAGATCTTCGCGGAGACGAAGCTCGTCGGGATGGACGTGGAAGCTGCTGAGAATATGTCCAATATCGGCCGTGAGGCCGGCCAGCTCCGGCCCATTTTTGAGATGCTCCGGATGTTTTTGCCCCGTAGGTGATTTCTGTGTTGTTTGTTTTCTGGTTTTTGTTTGTTTGTTTGTTTGTTTCTTTCGGTGTTTTAGCGGTTCGCTATTTTCTTTTGGAGGTACTTAGTCATGATTGATCCGGATACTGGTGAGGATCTCACTCCTTTTATTCGTACCCCCTTTGATCGTGACTGGGAAAC